TTTCTTGCGCATATTTCTGTGACATTGTTGCAATTTCATGCGCTATTTTCTGTTTTGTGTCGGCATCAGGAATGAATTTATCTAGCAAGCTGGTTACTGGCGCTATAAGACTACTTAACATCTCGGTTACTCCATCCTCTTACTGTATCCGACTCCCATATTCTTACAGCAAACCATATAATCGCAAACAAGCTAGAAACTGGTGGAAGCCATGCAGCCATTGCTAGTAAAGCGGTTGATCCTGCGGCTACATCTAAAACTTCTTTGCTTGATTCAATCATATTAAGGCCGTAAGTTAAGTTAGGAATGAATTATCCTACATTGTAACTGCTTTGATCATTAGGTACAAAACATACCCCATTCCACCAATTACAGCAAAAGAAACGCTATTCCAGGCGAACGCTTTACGTTTTCGAGCCTGAGCGTATACGGTCCTTTCTCTCTGATCCCTGATCTTTCTGCGCATATCTAGCAGCTCTTGGTAAGCCGTTGCGCCGTAGGAGTACATAAGCAGTTCACGGAGGTCTTTTTCTTGCTGCTGTATCTTCTTGTTATTGGCAAACATCTCCATAGCCTCTTGCTCTATAGACTTGGATGCCACTAACCTTTTAAACAGTGGAGGGTTTTCTGCTTGCCTTTTCGCCTCGTTGAAATCACTAACAGCGCCGTACCACTTGCCAACCTGACCAAGAGTGTTTTCGATTTCTTGGCCAGCGGATACCATCTTTTGTACCATTTTAAAGGCACTGGTAGCCATGGCAACGGCGCTGATAGGGTCAATCATAGTGTTAGCTCTCTTCGGTTACTTCAGCCTCTAATTCAGCAACTAGCATCGTAACAAAGGCATCTTTACCTACTGACAATTGATCAAGGTTAAACTGCGTAGACTTAATCTTACGATCTAAATCATTACAGTGATTAACCATAGCCTGTTGCTGCGGGGTCATATCTTCGTAAGTGTATTCAACGTCATTTACTACAATGGGAGTTGTTTTTTTCTCGCCCATGTTTTTATCTCCTTCGGGTTATTGTTTGGCTTTATTGCCAAGGAACGCGAATTGCTCTAAAAGTTTATAAGCCTTAGCAACAAATGCATCGTCTTTCGGGGTGTCTGTATAGTTGCATACAACGCTAGCAATTGACACCAGCGAGGTTGCAAGAACATACAGATCTAACAAGTAGCCCATCACCAAGGTACGCCAGCGGCTGTTGCTGGTGCTTTAGACTCTTCGATCTGAGCAGCAATGCTAGACTCAAGAGCTTCAACAGCCTCTTCGCCCATAGATGCTTTGACCCATTCAACAGCCTGAGCTTCAGTGATGTCTACATATGCCGTGTAGCCTTCAGCAGTAGAGTCAGGCGTAAAGCCACAAGTGCCATAAGAGCTTCCTGAGTAGGTTACAGCGTCATCACCAGTGCCTACTACTTCGCTGTCTGATGCTCGCCAATGTGCTACAACTACACCGTCATCAGATGAGTTGCGTTCTAGTGTTGCTATTGTCCAAGTTACTGCCATGATTATTCTCCTTCTTTTAGTGATGCGTTGTATGCAACAATAACTGCCTGTGTATGTACAGCAGCGCAGATAGCTTGCACTTCGACAGACTGATTACTGTAGTCATCACCTGCTGTTACAACGTGCCTGTGGTAGCCAGATGAAAGCTCAACGCCGTCTTCTAGGACTTTGGTGCAGGTCCGTACTTGTACTGCTTTGAACTCACCTACGATTTCAATCTTGTCTTCGGTTATTACTTTTTCTAAACCCATTGTGTTGCTCCTGTCTGTGCCTACCGTCCGATAGGCGTATGGTTATGTTGTTCTGTAAGTAAGAGTAAAGTAAGTTCTGGAGTTAGTGGTTACATCCGAACCAATCATTTTATCTCCAGCAGCTATAGAGCCTAAAGTGTCGACAAACTCCACATAAGAAGCGCCACCGAATCCTAAAACAGAAAGCATATTGCCGTTTGAAACGCTATATGCTAAAACACTTGATCCAGAAGACGAGCCCTCTATGGCAAAAGGTAAGTTTGACCGAACAACGCCCGTCCCGCCTGTTGTTCCTCCTAAAGACTGTACTGAGACTGTGCAGACGTTTCCAACTTTTGTGTATCTTCCGGTGACAACATCTAAGGTAGACCCGCCGTTTTCATAAAAGTCAGCGGTGTAAGTACCCTCCTCATAGTCATCCAACTTATTAGCAGCACCTGTCCCGCCTAAGTAGACACCGCCTGATAGGTAGAGGTCTGTGAAGCGGCTTGTGCTTCGACCAAGGGAAATGAGTGCATCACTATTTGCACTAGTGCCCTCTGGGGTTACAGCATTAGCTGCGCTATTGAAGAGAAGTTTAGTGTCACCTGAGCCTATTGTAAGGTAAGACGCTCTGGTGCCGATTTCCCCAACAGTTGCGCTGTCTTTTCTGAAGTTTACAAGTTCACCATCATCCGTATGTCTACCTACATACAAAGCAGTCTCACCATCTCTGACAATGGCCGCAAGACCGTTGGGGCGCAACTCAATGCCTACGTTTGTCACGCCCGTGGCTGTCTTACCCACCATCAGGTTGCCTGACGAGTCTATGGTTGCAACAGTACCGCTAGCTGATGTTTCTATTTGCAAACCACCGCCATTGGTAAGTAGGTTAACGTGACCTTCAGAGTTTTCTGCCCTAAAGCCAACCGCACCTGCCGAGCTGGTGTTTGCAGCATGGACCAACTCTGCTGGACTACTAGTACCAATACCCACGTTGCCTGAAGCATCTATGACTAAACGTGTTGATGGTGAGTTGCTAGTGCCTGTACCAAACTCTAATTGATTAGCGCCTCCTGAGCCTTGACCAACGGCTTGAATGTAAGAATTAACACCAGCCCCGCCATTGTCTTGAGTTTCAAATTCAATTCTACCAACAATTTCGGAGCTAGAAAGACCAGTATCTGGATTTTCTAATCGTATAATTGACCCACCAGAAGCTTTTGACAAGTGTAATAAACTATCTACACTACTAGTGCCGATACCCACGTTGCCTGATCCGTCTATGCGCATGGCTTCAAGTGGCGTAATAGCCGGGTCAGTGCCGTCAGAGCTTGCAACATTAAATGTAATGTTACCTTTAAACCAGCTTGTTGCATCTGTCTTAAAATCAATACTTGCTAGTTTCGCAATGTTATTTCCATAACTCCGCGCTTGACCTATTAAAGACATGACAGTGGTGTTTGTTTGACCGTCAGCACCATAGTTTGTAGCAATTAAATTAATTGTTGAGCTGTCTTGCCAATGTGTCAAACCATAGGGCAAACTAGTACCAATACCCAAAGACTCCGCAGACGCATCCCAGAAGAACTTAGGCGTTGTGCCTGTGTCCTCGTAGAAGCTGATGTCTCCGTTGGCGGCTATTCCTAAACGGTTAATTGTATCTGTACCGTTATATGCTTGCAGGTTTATTGCGCCGTAAGCGCCGTTGTTTCCAGAAATAACCTTAGCATTACCACTGTTATGTGTTAGGTCTAACCGCTGATTAGCATTAGTCGCGTCCGATACCCGTATTAGCGCATTTGATGAAGCCTCAACAGTCAGCCCATCAGCAACAACACTACCCGTAACGTCTATGCCTGTGGCTGTGGTGGCTAGTTTTAGGGCGTTGTTGTGGTAAATCTGTGCGTCACCGGAGTTTGTAAAAGTTGCATAGGTTCTTGTGCCAGTGCCATTTTGTAGCTTAATATCAGCACCACCTCTGATAAGCAAGTCACCCGTTCCCACATCAGATATATAACTATCACTACCATCATGATAAATCTGTAGGTCATCACCAGCACCAAAGGTAGCCTTGTCGTTATCGCCCAATGCTATGCCGCCGTTAGCTGTGATTTCGCCAGATGCAGATAAACTAGTAAATGCGCCTGTGGATGCAGACGATGCGCCGACAGAAGTGCCGTCAATTGTGCCGCCGTTAATGTCTACATTGGACGCTATAAAGTTAGAGCCATCAGCCCTTGCAAGCTCAAAGCCACCAGCAGTCGCGCCGTCATGGACAACAAGGGTTTCTTTTGTGGTGTTTACCGAAATCTCACCTTCCAAACCTGTAAAGGTTGCGTGTTCGGTGGTGGTTCCTCTGCGTCTCTGTACTGCTGTAGTCATCTTATTACTCCGGCTTAGTTGGCCAAATTATATCATCTATGGAAGTTGCGTCAGCATAGGTTTCTGGAATGTCTCGCAGTGCTTGCCTATAAGCTGACCATTTAGTCTTTTTTGCTTTAGATAATGGGCTGTCTGGGAATTGCGTCCAATCTGATAGCGCCAAAAGATTGTCTCGCATATCGCGCAAAGGAGGTTGATATAAGTCCTCAGTATCTGGCGCAATTATACCCTCAACCAAAGACTCCCCGTCAGATAGGTTTAACGGCGCATCAGTTGTCAAGCACTGAAGATACCTCAAGACTTTGCCTGTCTCTGTATCTATAACGGAATAAAAATTAATCATTTCTTAGTCTCCAGCGTCCGAACATAACCATCAAAAATAACAACAGTGCCGCCAGATGAGCTGTATTTTCTTGCATAAACTTTAATGGTATTGGTCCCATTAACGGTCGTGATAGGAAAAGCCTCAACACCTCCATACTGATAACTTCTTGACCTAATCAGCACATCGTTCAGATAATAGCTTAACTGCAAGTAAGGCGCGCCGCTACCTCCAGCAGCAAAGTTTCCTAATACTTCCGCAGGCGCTCCGCTTCCTGTAAAGGTCAAAGTCATAAACAAAGACGCGGTCGTACTGTTAAAAGTATATGAGCTGGCCAGTGCTGTCGATGTTGGAATTGTCACGGCCTGATCTGCAATCTTCAGAGTATCAACAGCAAGGTTAGCAATTTTAGCTTCAGTTACAGCAAGGTCTTTAATGTTGGCCGCTTCAATAACGGCATTACTGATCTGCGCCGTGTCAGTAATCACACCAGATGCAGCAATTAAGCCCGCTGTAATAGAGTTGGCGGCTATCTTATCTGTAGTGATAGCCTCTGCGAATATCTTGGCAGAAGTAATAGAGTTAGCTGCAATAGCGTCAGCACTAACCGCCCCGGCCTGAATCTTGCCGGCGGTAATAGCATTGGCGCTAATCTTATCTGAGGTTATCGCATTGGCCGAAATCTTAGCTGCGGTAATAGCATTGGCAGCAATCAGGTTAGCGGTAATCGCATCAGCAGCAATAGCCGCAGTGGTTATAGATCCGGCACTTATAGAATCAGCCGTCACAGCACCAGTTGCTATCTTGTTTGAGGTTATGGAGTCGGCAGCTATCTTGATCGAGGTAATAGAGTTTGACGCTATCGAATCTGCGGTAACCGCGTTGGCCGCTATTTTAACTGCCGTTATTGAATCGGCAGCTATCTCTGTAGCGGTTACGGCGTTGGCTGCTATCTTTCCTGCGGTAATCGCGGAAGCACTTATTTCATCAGCAGTAATTGCTCCCGCTGCAATCTTAGCCGTAGTAATAGCGTCTGCGGCAATACTGTCAGCCACTACCGCACCAGCTTGAATCTTGGCGCTAGTAATGGCGTTAGCAGCAATGGTATCAGCAGTAATGGCACCAGCGGCTATCTTATCTGATGTTATGGCGGCAGCGTCTAGCTTTGCAGTGGTGACAGAGCCAGCGGATAATTCAGTTGCAGTAATAGCATCGGCGGCAATGTCGGCAGCGACAATAGTGTTTGCGGCTATCTTTCCAGAGGTGATCGCGTTGGCTGATATCTCGTCAGCAGTCACAGCTCCAGCGGCTATCTTGCCAGTTGTAATGGCTGCTGCGGCTATCTCGTCTGCTGTAATTGCTCCTGCTGCAATCTTAGCCGTAGTGATGGCATCAGCAGCTATGCTATTGGCAACAACTGCGCCAGCGTTTATCTTTGCAGTGGTAATAGCGTTAGAAGAAATAGCATCGGCTGTAATAGCTCCGGCTGCAATGTTTCCCGCCGTAATCGTATTGGCCGCAATCTTAGCCGAGGTAATGGCGTTTGACGCTATCTTTGTTTCGGTAATAGCTCCAGCAGCGATAACCCCAGCAGTAATGGCATCAGTGGCTATCTTTGCAGTTGTAACGGCTCCAGCGGCTATCTTTAGCTCACTAACAGCGCCGTCTAATAACTTATCTGCGGTAATAGCATTAGCTGCAATCACATCACCCTGAACAGCATCAACTGCTATCTTTGCATTTGTAACGGCATCGTCAGCTAGTTTCAGGGACGTAATTGCGCCGGCCGTAATTGCATCGCTAGTGATTGCGCCAGCGGCGATAACATCGGCAGTAATAGCATCGGCAGCAATCTTGGCCGTAGTGACTGCATCGTTAGCTAGTTTAAGCTCGCTAATAGCGCCATCTAGTATCTTGGCAGCAGTAATGGCGCCAGCCGCGATAACGTCACCTTGAATGGCATTGACCGCTATTTTGGCATTCGTCACAGCGGCAGCGGCTAACTGAGTGCTGGCAATCGTTCCCTGAAGGTCAGTCGTTGCAATGGTCGCAATAAATGCAGTCCCGTCATAGCGGTAGGTCTTGTTATCAGTGGTTAAGAATACCTGACGACCTTGAAAGTTACCCGTAGTAGGCAATGCCGTCACAATCTCAATAGGGCGCAAATCGTTAGGGAAGTTGGCAGAAGCTAAAGCCCCGCCGATATCAGCAGCAGGAATCTCCGAAGTCCACGCGCTCCCGGTGTAGCGGTAAATCTTATTGTCAGTGGTCAAGAATACCAGCTTGGGGCCAGTGTATCCGCTTGGGTTTGGCAATGTTGTAAGGATGCTAATTGGCTCTATGCCAGAAGCAAAAGAGGCCGCGTCTACCGTTCCCGCTGAGATTGAGAATATGTCATCAGTCCACGCAGAGCTGGCTGCGTCCCATCGGTAAAGTTTGTTCTGTGTCGTTTCGTATTTTATCTGTCCGTCAAAGTCACCGGATGCGGGCAATGAAGCCACCGGCTCAATTCCGTAAGCACCAGCCTGAGTAAAGAGGTTATTAACTGCTTGGCTAAACGAATCAGTATCAACAAATAAAGTGGTGGCAGAGGCAACCGTCGATTCGGCAGATATGTTTCCACTGTAATCGACAGATTTTAGCCAATAATAGCGAAGGATATTATAACCAAGGCCGGTTCTTGTATAAGAATCACCGCCAGCAACAAAGATGCGGGAGGCTGTGTCAAAGTTGTTTACTATATTTTCCCAGACTTCCACATGGCTATAGTCAGGGTCTGTTGGTGGAACCCAGCTAATCGTAACCTCTTTTAATCCACCTGAAGCAGTTACAGAGGACGGTATTGCAGGGGCATCAGTATCGCCTTGAGCAAGCCCAGACAAGGTAACAAAATTACTCTTCACGCCTAATTCATTTACCGCTCTAATCCTGATGTTGTAATTGGCGCTAGGGGTCACTCCGACAATTATGTACTGGGAAGTTGTTACCGATGTTGAGTTGTAGTCCGGCTCGTCAGTTTCCACGGCTTCATCAATGGAACCATAATCAAGAAGAACAGATGCCGCGTCATCAATAAGGCCGTAGTTTTCTGAGGTGTCGTAGTTTGCCGCAATGCTTCCCAGATCAATAATCGCAGATCCGCGCTGATACTGAACCTCGTAGTGCGTAACGAAAATGTCTGCGCTAGCTGTCCAGTTCAATCTCAAAGATGGCAGCAGCGTTCCGTCAGACGCGACAACGGTCGTAGAGGTGACAGCAAGGCTTGTTGGTGGCTGGGTAGTCCTTCCGTTATATAGGTCAAGTTCGCCGCCTGCCAGATAATCTTTCTCATCAGACGAAGCCCAATTGTAAATTTCAGCAGCAGTCTCAATTGCCTGTACGTTTACTATTATTTCGCCATTAGAAGATAAACTCAGGTCATAATCATTAACTTCAAATACTTTTTGATCCCAGCCCATTTTGGCGTTGGTAACCATAATGTTGTCGCCAGCCTTAAACTTTAGCGCAGTAAGGTTACAGGGAACTGTAATAGTTGTTTGCTGCCTTGACCGTAACAATGCTAGTTTGGCTATTCTTTGTGCTCTAATGTTATTCGAAGTAAACGGCAAAGGCATATCCAAATAGATTGGGTCGCCGTCTTCAGAGCTATACGCAGAGCTTAACTGAGCTGGGTAATCTGCAAGGCTGTAGTCGTCCTCTTCGCTTCTAAACACACCTTTAACGCCGTTATATAGGCTTCTTCGGGATTGCTTAGTGCTAACTTGCAAGCCTCCAACCATGACGGATTCATCAATAGTTACTGTAGGAGTTGCGTAAGCGCCGCCGGATATAAAATACTCACCGCCTGAATATACAAGCTTGCCAGCCATAGCCGAAAGCATGGCCTCAATGTTGTCTTTTTTAGAATTGGCGGTGTCAATAACACCATCTAACGTGTATCTGTCTTGAGTGCCGCCAGCATCTAAAGTTATATTTTGATCGCAAAGAGAGATAGCTGTAGATAAAGCTGTGATATTAATATCTAAGGCAGACTCTGCAAGGCCATATCTTGTATTCAGCAAATAATCGTACACGCAAAGGGCTGGGTTTTGCGTCCACTCGGTAACGCCAGTAATCGGATTAGCAACCTTTTTGCCGCGCATTGTTGCCGATACGTTAGGCAGTCCATTAGCAAACTGCTCTGTATCGTATTTCATTTGAACGTAGATATACGCTGTTTCATTTAATATATGTGAAGAAGTCCACTGGGTAGACCTTGCTACAAGCTGGGAATCCGCAGTAGTTTGATTCCCCAAATGCACATTTATATCTAAGTACTCGGCCCATGACCCAGCTATGCTGCCATTACTCCAAACTTCTTCTTCGCCAAAATAGATCTTTTCAAAAGCGTCTATTTCGTGGCCAGCCATTGCAATAACTAAATGAAGGTATTCGTTTTCATCACCAGTACTGTCTATGTAAACAATTGCGCCGCCAGATCTTGTGCGGCCATAAATCATTTTCCTAGATGCGTTAGGCTCTCTTACAGTAAAGTCTAAGCCAGACATTTGTTGTCCAAGGCTAGGCTTCGGCATTAACGCCCTAGAGACCATAGACAATCCAGCGCCAATAGCAAAAGCGACTCCAAAAGATGCCACAGCTCCAAGTCCAAAAACAGCTAAAGCTCCACCCGCAGCAAGGGTTGCCCCGCCTGCCATTGCTAGCCCTGCTACAGCTGAAATTGCCATTTTATTTCCTTAATAATTTTGAGTAGATACGCTCAATTAATTCAAAGCCCATGCCTAGCAGAAGATTATCAAAAGGGATATGCACTTTAGTATTAATCGTCATCATAGAAACGTCAGACTCTTTGCAGTAATCTTCCGCGCATTTTATAAGATTATAACCGGCATAGGTTTTACGGTATTCAGGTAAAACAAAAACAACATCATTAGACGCAAACTTGTGGTCTTTGTAATGTATGCTTTGGCTTACCAAAAGTACGCAATAGCCTATTAGCTTGCCTTCATCTCTAGCAGTAAACGCTACCAGAACTCCCGAAGCGTCTAGCCTAGCGTATTCTTTCCAATCTGGGTTTAATTTTATCTGTCCTTGGTGAAGCGCCACTTCTTCCCAGTGCTTATCAAGCAAGGGTTTTATGTCCTCTTTAAAGCTGGACAAACATTCTCTTTGATAAATCATTATCTACCTATCCTTAGATCTATCCTGCCTGTTGATGAACTAGAGGAAGCCGGAGTTGGCCTACCCCAGATTATTTCTTGCTGTGCGATTCTAGAAACAAACTCAAAACCTTTGTCATTGGGGTATTCTATCCTTTGGTCTTCTGCTGTAAATCTTCTTATAGATGCCCGATCAAAAGCAATTAACTTATTTTCTGCCGCTATTGTAATTGTTGAAGTTTCACCAGAATCGCTGATTGTCATTACATCCATAAAGCCACTGAACAATATTACAGGGCTGGATATGATGTCGGCGCTTTCATCAAACGCGCCAAGGTATAGAGTTACTTTTCTGCCTTGGTATGGCTCATCTCGCGCAATGCTAACCAAAGACTGTTTTACGCCAGATACAGTAACAGTTATACCATTAGCCGTAAGCTCTTCAGACTCTTTGATTGAGCTGATAGCCAACAAATCGCCAGCGCCAACGTAAGTTTCACCGCTATATACAAGGTTGCCCAGTCCAGACCACAAGTTAAGGTTTCCTGAATCAAATTCCATCTTAACAAGATAGATAGGCCGGACTAATTCAGCAGTGGCAACCGCCTGCATCTCTGTGCTTAATGTTCTGCTCATTATAAAGCCTCTGTAAACGCAAAGGTAAACCCGTATATGGAGGCTGTATCTACAGACCAACCAATGTCGTTAGATGATAGCCGCCAAAGGCTCTTAGGCAAAGTAAAGTCTAGCGCAGTGCTAGTGCTAACCGCGGCCCTTAATGGCGGCTGAAAGCTTAATGTGTTAGCCCCAGAGGCTTTGTCGGCTGTTGCCATATAAAGGTAACTACCTAACTGGAAATAGTCACCAGCAGCAACCGCGCTTGATCCTGCGGTAGTCATGAACGACTCGGCCCTGATAGCTGCGCTGGTTACTGTGGCGGTAGCTGTGCTTGTGTGCAGCGGGCTGCCAAAAGTAAACGTGCCTGACCGACCCTTTAGGCCAACAATAAAAGCCTGTACTGACTTGGCTTCCGCATAGTTAAGGGCAGGCAGCGTGACTTCACATTCCCACCTAGCGCCCTGATGCTCATACGCCTGCTGGTCAAAGCTAAACGGTGATTCAGATACAGCAACGCTACGCTTTAGGCGCATATTTAAACTTTCGATACCAACACTGGGAAAAGATAAAGGCACTGATTATGCTCCTAGCATTTTACTGTAATTACCGCCGCGCATTCTAGCTTCCGCAACAGCTCCCTTAGCCGCGTTAGCTATCTGGGGCATAAGTGTAGCAATCTCTGCACGAACCGTCTGCTGCACGCCTGTAGTGACGTTAATGGTCTGGTTAACGGTAACGCCGCCACCACCAATTCTGTTGTTAGGTACAATTGACCCTTGCGAGTTAGGCACGAACAT